GCACCGGTTGAATTGGCAGCAGAAGAAGTTGAGCCTAAACCTATACAACACAATCCGGAGAATGCGCAGCCGGTTGAATTGTTCAAATTAGCACCAAGAAAAACGCGCACAACTATTGATTCAATTTTTGAAAAATTAAATAAATAACTAAAAAATGAGTACAACTACAAACTTTGTATCTAACGACGTTCTACGTCAATTAGATGTAATCGAAACATTGACAGGTGCAGCAACCTTAACTGCTGAAGATAGCGGCAAAACATTTATTCTTAATGCTGCAGCAGGCGCTCAAATTACGCTTCCTGCCGTTGCTGATGCTGCTGGTCAAAAATATAGTTTTGTTGTAGGCGCATTGTTCGCAACTACTGCTTGGACTATCAAAGCTGCTTCTAACAAAATTCAAGGCGGCGTTATTGTAAATAGCACGCTTGTACCGGGAGCTGATGAAAACACGATCACTTTCTCTGCTTCTGCTGATACAGTTGGCGATTTCGTAGAATTAAAATGCGACGGTTCTAATTGGTATGTTTCAGGTATGGGAACTGCTGCAGGAGCAATTACTTTAACCGTAGTATAAACGAACTTAAATAATTAAATAAAATGAGTACAACAACTTCAATTACAACTACTTACGCTGGCGAGTTTGCCGGTAAGTATATTGCTGCAGCTTTATTGTCTGCTCCAACCCTTGAAAAAGGCGGATTTACTATCCACCCTAACGTGAAATTCAAAGAGGTAATTCAGAAATATGCTAATACTGACATCATCAAGAACGCTACTTGCGACTTCGATGCCAGCACTACAGTAACCCTTACTGAGCGTATTTTGCAACCGGAAGAATTTCAAGTAAACCTTGAGTTCTGTAAAAAAACATTCCGTTCGACTTGGCAAGCTGCTGAGATGGGCTTCTCTGCTTTTGACGTTATGCCAAAATCATTTGTTGATTTCGTTATCGGTCAATTGTCTGCGCAAGTTGCTTCTGCAATGGAAACAAACATCTGGACAGGTGTTAACGCAACTAACGGTCAATTTGCAGGTATCTCTACACAAATTGCTTTGGATGCAGCTTTGCCTGCAGCGCAAGAAGTAGCTGGTACAACTGTAGATGCTGGTGACGTTGTTACTGAGCTCGGTAAATTGGTCGATGCAATTCCTGCTCGCCTTTACGGACACCCAGATCTTAAACTTTACGTAGCTCAAAACATCTACAAGGCGTATGTACGTGCATTGGGTGGTTTTGCTGCTTCTGGAGTTGGCGCTAACGGTTACGATAACAAAGGTACAAACCAAGTTTTGGGTGATGTATTCTTTGATGGTATTCCGGTATTTATGGCTAACGGTATGGCTGCTAACACAGCTATTGCTACTCCATCTAGCAACCTTCACTTTGCGACCGGTCTATTAAACGATATGAACGAAGTACAGGTCATTGATATGAGTCCAGTTGACGGATCTCAGAACGCTAGATTCGTAATGCGTTTCACCGCAGATGCTAAGTATGGTTTTGCGGAAGATATGGTAACTTACGGTATCGTAAACTCTGCTAACTAATTTTAATTAACTTATAGAAAGGGGAGGTCAAATGCCTTCCCTTTTTTGTTTAACCCAAAAAAATATACGATATGAGCTGCGATTTAGCTAACGGTAGACTTGAAGTATGTAAAACGGCAGTAGGTGGTATTGATGCCATTTACTTCGTCAACTACGGAGACTACACAGGAATTACTTACGATGCAACAAATACAGATGTTATTGATGCAGTTGCAGGCGTTGCTACCATTTATAAATTTGAATTGAAAGGTACAAACTCTTTTGATCAGGTTTTGACATCAAGCCGCGAAAACGGAACTACATTTGCTGAGCAAACTTTGACTTTTACTTTGAAAAACCAAGACATTGCAACGCATAAAACTGCTAAGCTTTTGGCTTACGGGCGTCCGCACGTTGTTGTTCGTTCACGCAATGGTTCTTACTTCTTTGCTGGCCTTGAGCACGGCTTAGAGGTAACTACTTCAAATGTATCAAATGGTACTGCGATGGGAGACCTAAACGGTTACACCTTTACAATGGTTGGTCAAGAGAAACTGCTCGCCAATTTCATTGACGTATCTTCTGAAACTGCCCTAGCAACTGCTTTCGGTGGCGCTACGATTGATAACAACTAATTAGCACAACCTTACAATTAGCGTTGTAAGCCAAAGCCATCTCTAACGGGGTGGCTTTTTTATTTGCAACAAAATCCGGCAATTTAAGTTATTGAAGTATGATTGTACTAAGCACGTCAACAAGTAACCAAACGTTTAATTTTGTACCGAGAAAATCGCAGTACAATACTATGCTGATTACAGACGAAATCGAAAACGAAACTATAACCGTTGCTATTGTTAGCTCGGCAATTTCCGGATATACTAATGCTATCACCGCAGCTTTCGCTTTGAAGGAATCTCGCAGCTATCTGCTAACCCTAAAACAAGGCAGCGAAATTATATACAGAGACAAGATATATTGCACTAATCAGGCCGTAACTAACTACACCATAAACCAAGGGCAGTACGTATCGCATACGTCTAATAACGAATTTATCGTAATATGAGCAGCAACATACAATTTGTAAATTTAAGTCAATACGAACCACCTATAATCACGGAAAGTAAGCGCGATAACTGGGTAGAATTTGGCGGAGAAAATAACTTTTTTCAATTCCTTATAGACCGCTACAATAATAGCACAACCAACGCAGCAATTATTAATAACGTAGCCCGCCTGATCTACGGACGAGGTTTAAGCGTTTTAAATGCAGATAGAAAACCGAATGAATACGCGCAAGTCAAAACCCTCTTTCACGACGATTGCATCCGCAAAATCGTTATGGATCGCAAGTTATTGGGACAATTCTCAATCCAAGTTCACTACAACGCAAATAAAAGCAAAATAGTAAAGGCTTTCCATATGCCGGTAAACCTTCTCAGAGCTGAAAAATGCAACAAAGAAGGCGATATTGAAGGTTATTATTATTCGGATAATTGGGAAGAAGTTAAGAAATTTAACCCAGAGCGATACCCTGCATTTGGTTACGGAGGTAAAAACGAATTAGTCGAAATCCTGTATTCTAAGCCCTATAATGTAGGGATGAAGTACTACGCTTATCCAGACTACCAAGGCGCGCTTCCGTATTGCCTGCTCGAAGAAGAAATAGCGCAGTTCCTGATCAACGACGTTCAGAACGGCTTTTCTCCTACGATGATCGTCAACTTTAACAATGGTACTCCTAGTGAGGAGCAAATGAGTATTATTGATTCTAAAATCAAATCTCAGCTAACCGGCGCCAGAGGTAAGAAGATCGTAACGTCTTTTAATGACAACGCTGAGCAAAGAACTACGGTTGAACCTATTGCTTTAAACGATGCGCCAGAACACTATCAATATCTATCTGAGGAATGTATGCGCAAAATTATGCTTGGGCATAACGTTACCTCTCCTTTGCTTTTCGGAGTGGCTTCTACAAATGGATTTAGCTCCAATGCTGATGAACTTAAGAACTCTGCTATCTTGTTTGACAATATGGTAATTCGTCCGGTACAGGATGAGCTAATATCTGCTTTTGATCAGATCCTGCATTTTAACGGAATCACGGTTAAACTATTCTTTAGAACTTTACAACCTCTAGAGTTTACAGACCTAGAAAACGCAATGACTGAAGAACAGGTGCAGGAAGAAACCGGAACCGAGTTAAGCAGCCAAAACGCAGAACTTGAGGCTATCCTTTCGGAAGTTGATTCCGCGAACCTTTCCGATGAATGGGTAGAGGTTGATTCTCGCGAGGCTACAGATGACGATGAGGCGTTAGATGAGGTATTGTATCAGAAGGACGCAGAAATGCAGCCAGAGAGCCTTTTAAGCAAGGTTTATAAATTTGTTTCTGCAGGATCAGCAAATGCAACCGCTCGCTCATCGCAGGATAAAGAAGTTAGCCGCGTAGATTCTTTGAAGTTTTTTAAAGTTCGCTACAGATATACAGGCAACTCAGCACCTGATCGCGCTTTCTGCAAAGCTATGATGGCTAAACAAGATCGTTTATTTCGCAAAGAAGATATAGATGCAATGAGCCAGCGCGCGGTCAATCCGGGCTTTGGTGAAGGCGGTGCAAATACATACGATATTTTCAAGTACAAAGGCGGCCCACGCTGCCACCATAAATGGGAGCGCGTTACTTTTATGCGCAACGTAAAAGGACAAAACAGAAAGTTCGAGCAAGTAGGTACCCGAGCTGCTGAGATTAAAGGCTACAAAGTTACCAACCCTTACGAGGTTTCTATTTACCCTAATAACCTTCCATTGAAAGGCTTTTCGCCTAATAACCCTAACTTACCTAAAGACGCAAAATAATGGCGCAGGCACTATTAATTACAGATACAGATCTAAAGAAGTTTACTGCTACCAACGGTAACGTGGACGTGGATAAATTCGTGCAGTTTATCAAAATCGCGCAGGATATTCATATACAAAATTACTTAGGTACCAAACTACTAGAAAAAATTGAAGCGGATATTATCGCAGGAACGCTCTCAGGCAACTATCTAAGTTTGGTAAACACCTACGTTAAGCCGATGTTGATCCATTGGGCTATGGTCGAATACTTACCTTTTGCGGCCTATACAATCGCTAACAAAGGAGTCTACAAACATTCGTCTGAAAATAGCCAGAACGTAGATAAAAACGAAGTTGATTTCTTGACTGAAAAGGAGCGCTCAATTGCCCAGCATTACACCGAGCGTTTTATCAATTATATGTGTTTTAACAATAACCTATTTCCGGAGTATAACAATAACTCAAACGATGATATGTACCCGGATAGAATGAACAACTATACGAGCTGGTATATATGAAAAAACGAACTAAAGTAGGAAGCTACAAACCGCGGAAGGAGAACGTAGAAAAACTGATCACATACTTAAAGAAACAAGAAAATGGCAAATAGCAACGGATGGGGAGACGGAGCATCTAACAACTCAATAGGTTGGGGTCAAGGCGCAGTCAATAATTTAATTAGTTGGGGAGATTCTCACGAGGTATCTTGGGCGGGTCTTACTGACATTGTAGGCTTTGCTTACGAAGATGAATACCAAGCAATTTTAGATAGGGCAACTACTTTAGGTTATTCATTGCCATCTGATGCCGTTAAACTCAAGCAAAACACTTTGCTCACCTCTATGAAAGCTGACGGCGTTTGGGCTAAATTGGACGTTTTCTATGTCTTTGCAGTTGATAACAACGCAAGTGCTTTCGCTACTTTAAATTGGAAAAATCCTAACGCTAATCAAAGCACCCTTGTAAGCTCTCCTACATTTGTAAATAAGGGCGGTTTTCAAGGAAACGGAACAAGTAGCTACATTGATACGAACTTCAACCCACTTACTCAAGGCGTTCAGTACACGCAGAACAACGCATCACGTTACTTCTTTACTCACGCAATAGGTACGGGTAGATTTGACGGTACTGTGGCAAGTAATAAAAATACAATGTTCCGAGGTATAACAAATTCGCAAAGAATTAATGCTGGGACAAACACATCGCTTATAACTTTAGACTTTACCGCCGCAGTCAACACAAAATCATTTCATAGAACGTCTGCAACTGATATAACTGCGTACAATGATACAACTGGTGTTTCAACAACTCAACTATCAGCAGCAATGGATAGTTCAAATCAATTTATTTTAAGAGCGGGAAGTTTATACGGTTCACACACTTGCGCAGCGTATGCAATGGGTGCTTCAATGATTTCTGAACACTCGGCATTTATCGCAGACTGGAATACTTATAAAAATAGTTTATGATAGTTCTACACGCAAACAATGAGCAGCACGCTCAACTAAACGGCTACCAAAAAAACGAAAGCATTTTAATTTTTGCTATTGATGGCAGCGGAAAATTTATCGTAGGGCTTGAGGTATTGAATGACTTGAACTTTAGCGAGATTCACGAACAACTTGATGCACTTGAGCGCATTGAATACACACCTGTAGATGAAGCATAAGGACGCAATAGGAGCAATGTACTACGTTTGTGGATACGCAACCTGCATTGCGCTAATCTTCGAAGGCGAACACCTGTACCAAAAACTGCTTGCGGCTACTTACGGATTCTTTCTCTCTTATCATATCCTCAATCAATATGAAAACTAAATCTCTTCTCCTTGTTTCTATGGTGTCCGTGTTAGCCCCTGTCAAGCCGATGGTCTTGATGGCAATTGCAACTATTATACTTGATATGTTCTTTGGTATTTGGCGCAGCGTACGTAAAAACGGATGGGCATCAATACGCTCCCGCAGGCTTTCTAACACCATCTCTAAAAGCCTTCTTTATTCAGGTGCGATAGTATTTATCTTTTTACTTGAAAAGTTCATCCTTGCGGATTTATTAGCTTACTTTATTTCGGTAGACCTTCTACTCACAAAAGCATTTACTGCCTTCTGCGTATTCACGGAAGTT